CGCTGTGAACCTTCAAACAAAACCAAATCGCTGAAACGACCAGCAATGATGGTGTCTTGGTTCGTGCCAGCACCACTATTCGTGGGGATGTTAGCGTCAAGGTACACAGGCAAACCAAGGAGCGTGCCAACCGAACCTTCACCAACAACGCTGGTTGCAATGCCGGCGGCGTTGAACGCGCCACCAGCGGAAGGCACAACCAATGGTCGGGACTGACCATCAAGCGCGGCCAAGAACCAACCCCAACGGCGCGGGTGCATCACGATTGCATCAGCGGGAAGGTAGCGGTTCGAAGCAATCTGCTGAAGAACATCAGCAATCTTCGCGTAAGCCTCGCCAACGGTAGGCGTTGCATCTGTGTAGGTGCTGGCCGAAGTTGAAGAAACATTCAGAATGCCCTTCTTTCCGGTAGCGTTGTTGCTTAGGCAGAAAGTGTCCAAGCGCGTTGCATAGTCAGCCGCAAGGTCAGCCAAAATGATCTGGTCAAGGTTCACCGGTGATTGCTCAACCAGCTGAACCGAAACAACCTGCTGGCCAGCAATCGTTGCAACATTACCAACAACAGAGGTGGTCACCATGTCAGTGTTGGAAACAGCATTGTTTTGCGTGGTCTGCTCTGCCGTTGATGCACCGGTGGTGATCTTCGGAAGGTTGATGCTGTCAGTGCCGGTTGGCAAGGCTTGCTTGCTGAACAGGTCAGCGGTCACACGGCCAGCGCGGGCCAAAGCAACATAGTCAGCGGTCATCCATGCCGGTGGCACGAATTCACCAATGCCACCATCGGTGGTGGAAATGGCACGCTGTTCCATGTCAGAACGGCGCAAACGCTCCACAGCACCCTGTGAATCGCCACGGTTCAACGAAACAGCCGTAAGGTCGCGGAAGTAAGAAGGCGAAGAAACATCGCCCTTGCGATAGATCGAAGGTTCAGACACAACCTGCACCGAAGCGGTGCGGGCGGCCGGTGCGTCAGCAACGGTTGCCTTGCGGGCTTCTTCAGCGATCAAAGAAGTGTGCTGTGCATCCAAGCTGTCACGCTCCGAAACCAAAGCATTGAAAGTGCTGGTTTCTTCATCGGTCAAAGCGGTGCGGGATTCGGTTTCAGCGGTGGCAATAAGCGCGTCAATCTTTGATTGAATTTCGGCACGCTGTTCAGCCACACGGTCAGACAAAGCCATTGGCTTTCCTTTCAGTAGTGAACAAAACGGTTGCTTTTGGGTGGTGGAATCTTTGCAGATTCTCCGGCGCAATCAGCCAACCAAACCAAACACAGGCTGTGTTCGGAAACTTATTTCAAACCCTGCGGGCAATCGCACGCGCAAGGGACAAATGCAAACACCGCGAAGAAGAAGCAATGTCAGCGGGATCAAGGGTGGGAATACCAAGCGCATCAAACGCGGCCCTGTTGTCAGCATTGTTGTCAATGGCTAAGGTCACATCAAAATCTTTTAACAAATCTTCAGCAACCTTGCCCTTGAATTCTGAAGTTGGGGTGGCCGAATCAGGGTTCATGAACAATTCTTCAAACACCACACCAGCTGAAGACAATTCATCAACAGTGCTGGCACGCTCTGATTCATTCCGGCCTGTCACAATGAACACCACACCATCAAGGTTGTTCACATAATCAATGACAGGTTGCACCGGTTCACCATTAGAAATCAAGGTGTCATCAATGTCACAAATCGTGGCAATGGGCATCAGATACGCCTAGCCTTCGCGCGGGCCAATGAAAGATCAATCCCGCGCGAGGCTTCAACCATTGGGGCATCTTCCATGGGCATCTGATCCATTGGGGCATCTTCGGTTGGGGTTTCTTCCGGCTCTGGTTCAACATTGCCACCAGCGGCCACAACTAATTCAGCCAACACACTTGAAGCTTCTTCAATGCTTTCATTTGCTTCATCAATCGTTTCTGCCGCGTCACGAATGCTAGACAAAACCTGTTCAAGCAAAGCAACATTGGCGGCCGATAGTGCGCGACCGGCACGCAATTCCAACAGGATTTCATCAACCCGACCGGTTGAAACACCAGCCGCAACAGATCGAACCACAGCGGAACGCAAATCAGCGGTTGTGCTAGGGCTGGCGGGGTAAGTCACCACGGAAACATCAAACAGCCGACATTCATTGATTGTGCGCTGTGTGTAATCCTGTGACCATTCCTGCCGAACCACAGCGAAAGCAAATGACATTTGGTCAAGGTCACCACGCCGCATCGCGCTTCGAATAGTTTGAACCAAAGGTGAAGATTGGTCAAGTTGCGCTTCACAACGCAAACCATTTTCATCTTCAGACAAAACCAATGTGCCGGACTTAGTGCGGGCCAAAGGTATTCCATCGTGATTGACCAGCAAACGCACATCATCATTTTCTTGCAAAGCTTTGGTGAACGCACCACGCGCAATTGTTTCTTGGTATTCGCCAAGAAGATCATTGACCGCATAGGGAACACCGGTCATTGAAGCATAACCGCTGAAGGTCAGTGACCCATCATCATTGGATCGCATCTGCAAATCGTGGACATTCAATGATCGGGTTTCGCGCAATTGTGAACGCTTCATTGTTGTGGTCATTGTTGTGGTGTGCCTTCCGTGGTCGCATCAGATTGTGTCCCACCCTGACCGGTCATGTTCATCAAATCAGCCCCATTCAAAGCACTGTTCAAAGGCAACAAATGGTCATCACCAAATTCAGCCAAAGGTGCAAGGTCTTCTTTTTGTCGAATCTCATTCAACGAAAGAATGCCAGCGGTGCGGGCTGTTTGGTACGCCGCGTACCGGCTGGCCGTATCGGCAAGCAAAAGGTCAGACAGATCAAAGCGCACAAAGTATTCAGGCGGCAACATTTGTGACAGCGTGAATTCAATGCGCTTCAAATAAGGTCGCAAGGTGTGGCGGATGAAACCAATTGATTGCTGTTCAATGCCTGTGCCCCACGATGTTGAAGCCGCTGTGTCACCAACCATGTGTGGCGGAACACCAAACAAAGCCATGATGTCAGTGCGCTGAAATGCGCGGGTTTCCAAAAATTGTGCCTGTTCAGGTGTCACACTGATTGGTTTGAATGATGCACCACCGGTCAAAACAGCTGGCAAATGCGCTTTGTTCAAACCACCATGTGATTCATTCCATGAAGCCGCAATCACGCGGGCATCATCGGCGGTCAAAGCCCCATCAACTTCAATGACACCAGAAACGGTTGCGCCCTGACCAAAGAAGGATGAACCAAATTGTTGGGCCGCCAAAGCCAACCCAAAAGTTTCTTTCGCTTCCAATGGGCCGATGCCTAGCGGGCCAGCACCGGAAACCATCAAAGGGATGTGAACCAAATCTTCGGTTGGAAAAGGCTCATTGCCAACTTCCCATGACCAGCCACTAACGCGCGAACCCTTGCGCTTCGGTTTCACCGCAACATCATCAGGGTGCAACGGAACAATGCCGGTTGGGTACTTGCCAGAGCGTTCAACAATTGCGCTGTAAGCGTTCCCGCGAACCGCCAATGACATGATCCACCGGTGAATACCATTCCACAGGGGCAAAGGGTCACCATTCAGATCAACAAAAAGGTTGTTCAAACGCTCTGTCATGGCCGGATCATTGGCGCGTTGCTTGATGTTCCCATTCATTTGGTACACATAAAGCGGGGTAGAAGACACAGATTCGGCAATGATGCGCACGCACCCATACACAGTGGCGATGCGCAACACTGAATCAGGGGTCACCAAAGTGCCAGCCATGGACAAAACACCAGCTTGCGAATTCGGCGGGATGATCGGGTCAGGGAACGGCCCTGACCTTTTTTCGACATTACGGCGCAAAATGCTCATGAACGGTCACCTTTCGTTGGCAAACCGGCCGCGAAATAACCAATCACCAAACAACAAACACCGGCAACAGCCAGCGCGACACCAACACCAAACAAAACCAATGCCGCCAAAACCAGCAAAGCAAACCCAACCAATTCAACAACCGTTGAAATCATGCGACCGCCTTACAGGTAATCATTCAAATTGACAATGGACGAAACAGCCGCCGGTGGTGGTGCGGCTTTCAAAGCGTGGGCCGCAAAGGTCACGGCATACAAAGGCGAAATGTCAAGGGAAATGTCACGGCGCGAAAAACACCACGCATCGCCAACCCTTCGGCGCGTCACACCAGACACCGCAACATCCAAAGAATCTTGCCCAAGGTGGCGCAACCGGCCAGCCTTCACCAAAGAAACAAACCCACCACAGGCTTGCACTACATCAAAAGTCTTCAAGGTCTGAACATCAACACCAGCTTTGGCAAGGTCAGGCAATAATTGGCCGGCCTCTGATCGTGGATCAATCACCACCACATCGGGTTTGTGATCCTTCACAATCTGTTCAAGCCTTGGCAACAACCAATCCAAACCACCATGGTGTTCAATCACATCAATGACCAACACACCATCAGCGCGGAAACCAGCCGCCGCGATAGCGGCCGAACCAGCGTTAGGTGCAACATCGACACCAATGGCAAACGCGCCATCAAAACTAGCCGACACATCACGGCACACAGCCCACGCATCAAGATCAATTGGTGGATCAGAAATCACATCAACCCATTGGCACAAAACTTCGGTGCGAAAAACAGGTTCAGGGTCAGTGGTTGAAGCCGAAGCAATAGAGCGTTCCGAAATCAAATGCCCAAGCGCGGGGTTGGCCTGTGCCCAAGCCTGACGGTCAGACACATCACAATCATCAGGGGCAGACCATTCAAACAAAGCCAACGGCGAATCTTCACCATTTTCAATGCTGGTGATTGCCTGTGATCGAAGATGTTTCAACACCACACTGAACCGGTCACCCGCATTGGAAAATGCCCACACCTGTGATTGGGGTCTGGCCATCGTGGTTTTTGTCACAGCCGACCACGAATCCCAAGTCTGGTGTTCCCGCAATTCGTCCAACAAAACTAGATCACCGGACAACCCACGGCCACCACGGCGCGAAGCGGCCGCGATTTTGTACCTTTCACCGGTCTTCAACCGAAGCTGTTTCCGGCCAGCGGCTTTGTCCACCGCTTCAATTTC